TTATATCTTCCAGAGCATACCTGCCATCAAAAGGATAAGAGAACCAGCACCTGTAATCATCACTAGCTCAAGGCGTTTTATCCGCTCAATAGTTTCTTTCCATCGTTCAGCGCAAACAGCTTCGTGTGTTTTTAATTTAGACTCTATGTCTTTTACTTTTGCCATTTTTTATTCCTACAGCTTTGCTTTCTCAGCATCTATTAAGTCACGATTTGACTGTAACCACGTTTTACCCTCATCCGTAAGAACAGCTTCAGCTAATTTAGTTGGCGTTTCTAAAGCCTCAAGTCTATCTATTTCTATTTGTGCTTTCTCAGCAGTAGTAAGATCAACGGCTGTATACGTTAGTGTTACCGTCTGCTTATCACCATCAATAGTTGTAGTAGTTGGCCCACGTTTTTTAGAAGATGTAACCTCTTCTGTTACCTCAATAGCTTTAACAAGTACATATTTGCCTAAATCTAAAGGTCGTTTATCTCCAGTAAAAACTACATCTCCATCTGTTTGCTCTGGCAGTTGTATTCGGGTGACTGTGCCACCTAAACTTGTTGCAGAGCTATCAGCTTTTTTAAATAAATAATCCATAATATTTTCCTATGCTGGGGTGAATGACGCTACAGACATAGCAGCGAGACTCATTGCGCCACTAAAACTTATCGAAACAGTTAATCCAGTTTGAGCTGCTGCGTATGCATCTGACGCTCCTGTTTGTGTAAAGTTATCCTGTATCGTTTCATCATAATTTTCTGACGGACCAGTCCATGTAGCAGTCCTAGCCGCACCACTACCATTTCCAGAAAATGCAGCTATTAAATAACCTCCCGCAGGAATGTCTATAGTTTGCGAAGGTGTCGTATCAGAGTCTGTAGCAGTGTCACTAGCGGAAGCAGATGCTCCATACATAGCCCAAGCAGCATACCCACATCGATCTTTAGTTCCAGACCATGTTATAACAATATCACCTGTTGTGCCTGACGGTACGGATGCAATCCATAATTCAGATCTGGTGTGATCAGATCCTGATGCTCGAACAACTAAAGAGGCACTAACTCCACCAACAGTTAAAGAACTAACATCTGCCGCACTCGCAGTGCCAGTTGCAGCCGCAACAACAATATGACGATTTGTTGCAGCAGTTCCCAAGGCAACACCACTAAATGTATATGCTGCCAAATCAGCAGTGCTTACTCCGCTAGAAGCAAAGCTACCAGTGACCACAGGTTTGTGATAGGGCGTATAAATAGGTATCAGGCTCATTGTAAAGCGACTACATTAAGATGTTTAAACGAACCAATTACTGTGCTGAATAAAAAGAAGTCATCCCCATTTGTTGTCGTTAGACTATCGCCTGTCACAATTGTATACCCACTGGTGGTTAAACTCCCTGCCGAAGCGTTGTTCGTATATTGTACTACAATGCAAGATAGTTCTGACTGGGGTGCGAGAGTGTGTGCGCCGCCATTAATTCCAGACTGCATATTGCCATTTACAGCCGACAATGTTTCTGTGCCACTAGAATTTGTTCCAAGGTCATAAACAGTTTGTTGAAAAGCACCAAAGCCTGTGCCTAGCCTAATACCACCTGTTCCTGCCGCATTAAGGGTAAGGTTAGTATCGGCTGTAATGCTTGTAACTGTATCAGTTTTAAGTACAGACATTTTTTAATCCTTTATTCTGGTGGAGTGGGCCAAGTGATATTGTCTACGTCTGACTGCCCACCAACATCTCTGAGGTCATTTCTATACTTTTTCCAAGCATCTGAAATGTCTGGGCTGTCGGGCATAGCCATCCAATCTGTAGCGGCTAATTTTATATCTCGCTCATTCCTAACACTAGCCCATTTTGCTGCTAACTCGTCAGCAGCAAGTTGATCTGTATCTTTTGTTGGCGTATCACCACTTACATCCCAGTAATCTATACTATCATCTAAGTCTTCAACAACTTTACCACCAAACGAAGCAACGTGTGCATCAGCTTCATCTTTAGTGTCAAAGTCTTGATACTTAGTTATTTTCCCACCAACGTGAGAAACTACCGCTGTATATTTTTTCATTCTAATATCCTCACTCCGGCTTTGTAGGCCAAGTTAAAGTCTGCTGTACTGTCGTGTCGTTTAAAGTTGAAGGATAGTCCCGTAGCAAAGTTCGATATGCAACCCACTCAGCTTTTTTACTGTCACTCAAAGCTGTATCAGTAGCTACTGTCCAATCGCAAGCGGCTAGTTTTGCGTCACGCAACATACGCACATAGATCCAACTGTCTGCAACAGATATTGAAAACTTAACGACTTCTCCATCAACATAAGTATCTTCTGGCGTTGTATCGTTTGGAACATCTACCCACGACAAGTCTGCTGATACTGGAAAGATGTTATCTTCGTCCTCAACTTGACAAATTCTTGTCCCTTGAATTAATCCCTTTTTAGCCATTACTTAAACTCCTGAACAAAGACGTAACCTGCACCGCCAGCACCGCCATCACCTGCTTGACCACCAGCACCGTAAGCACCACCTGCTCCACCGCCACCATTTACTCCGTCAGCAGCATCAGTTCCAGAAGCCTTTACGCCTACGCTACCGCCCTGACCACCGCCAGAACTTGACCAATCACCTGCAACGCCTGACCCACCTTCAGAGGGAGTGCCTCTTAGGTTTAAATCTCCGTTAGCTCCAAGTCCTCCTAATGCACCACCTCGCAATTCTGCTCCTGAAACTCGTCCACCTGCTCCTCCAGTAGCACTACAAAAACTACCAAAGCTAGATGTACCGCCTGTCCCTCCACCAGTGAACGCACCACCAGCACTGTTTGAGCCAGTTCCCTTTGTTCCTCCAGCACCAATAGTTACTGTAGCTGAACTGGTACTACTAACATCAATAAATTCCATTGAAAAACCACCTTCTGCACCACCAGCACCCGTATGGTTGTCGGTGTAACCACCAGCGCCACCGCCGCCACCGCCTTTTACGGTAACGAATACTTTGGTAATGTCGGTTGGACGAGTCCATGTTCCAGAAGACGTAAACACCTGAACAGAGTCAGCTCCACCGCCAGCAGCAGCGACAACTTTCTTTACTCCAGATGATCGGTTGTCATTTTGTCGGATTATGCCTGTCATTTTTACCTCGTCTGATCTAGGAAACTCACAACTATATCTACGTTTGCAGAACTTGCAGTTGCAGCACACAAGTGGTCGGTATCTGTAATTACAAATCTGTCATTAAATACAAATGTTTCATTTGCACCCAAAGCCTGATCGCTCAGTAGTTCGTAGTCTGTTCCACCACCATTCTCGTCAATATAGAGGTCAAAAGTCTCTGCTGCTCCAGCAGTCTCCGTAACAATTACTGAGATGATTGTGTAAGTGTGACCATCTACACCGTTGATTAATACACTCTCACTGTTGGTTACTCCAGCCGTAAGACTGTAACTTAAAATTTCACTTGCCATAATTTTTTCCTTTTAAAATCCAAATACAATTGACTTGCCCGTGGTTGAAATTGATGAGTTCATAGAGCCTTGAACGTCAACTATGCCTGTTCCATTTGGAGCAAGAGTAATAGCTCCATTTGCCGCATCTGTAATAACAATTGTTCCAGAATTGGTCCCAGAATTAGTGCTAATTTTCATATCATAAGCTCCGTTGCTGGAAACGTGTCCAACCTCAGAGCCTCCTCCAACACTAACTAAATCTGTTTTTAAGACAACATCACCTGTCCCATTTGGATTAATATCTACATTAGCATTTGATGCAGTGGTAACATCGCCAGTAAGTGTAATATCTCCAGCAACAGTAACACCTCCAGCAAAAGTAACATTCTGTGTTCCTGTAGGTATTTCTATAACATCTGCATCTGCATCGTTTTTAATTGTAACGTCATTAGTAGAGCCTTGCCCTGTAAGAATAAGTCCTTCGGCTGCTGTATAGCCCATCGCAGCGTTGTCACCAGCAGAAGTATCTCCATCAGCATTTACCGTTGCGGCTGTTACGTCTCCTACAATATCAACACTAGTACCACCTGTTGCTATTGTAATAACATCTGCATCTGCATCGTTCTTGATGGTCACATCATTAGTAGAGCCTTGGCCTGTAAGTATAAGTCCTTCAGCAGCAGTGTATCCTATAGCAGCATCATCTCCTGCTGCTGTATCGCCTGTAGCAAGAAGAGTACCCGCAGCGGTAATATCACCTGTTGAAGTAATAGCTCCTGAAGCTGCTATTGCTGCAGTTGTAAGTGATCCAGTAAAATTATTAATAGCTTCTTCTACATTTGTACCATCACAAAACAATATAGATGTAGTGCCATTAGGTATAGCAACTCCTGTGCCAGAAGCAGTTTTTAAAGTAGCAGCTTGGCCCACAGCATTTTTGACAATATAAATTTTTGAAAGTGCAGGACATATAACAGTAGCTGCATTAGTGCCTAACTGATCTCCTGTATCAGTAAGACTAAGCATTGCTGCTCGAGACTCTGCTGTAGTGCCATCTGCTGTTGTGAGTGTGTGAGAATTAGTAGACCAAGTATTGATAACACTACGCCCTGCGATAGCCTCCTCAATCATAGTAGTTATATTATCGTTTACTACCGTACCCCAAGATCCATCTAGCTCTCCCTGTGTAGGTTTAGCTAATTTAAGTAGGGTTGTGTATGTTGTTGCCATCTATTTAACCTCTTACAATAACTGTTATAATAATATAACAGGGTATATATTAAAATGCACTCACATCTTGCCAATTTGGTGTTTGAGAAGTGCTTATAGCCGCGTAATTTGGTGTTTGGCTTGTATCTACATCAGACCAAGTACGTTCATCACCTATTACCCCTGTTGCAAACACGCCT